TCAAGCCTGCCTCCTTTTCAGAATCGTCAGCGCTGGTGCGCGTGAGTCGGTTACTGATACCTTATTTGCAGCCTCAATCAGTTGATCCAGCTCTGCGGCCGAGTAATGACTGGTGATGCTGCCGTTCTTGTGCCCGAGCAGTGCCTTGCGGTCTTCCTCGGTCACGCCTGCCGCCCGAAGCCTACGACCAAACGTGTGCTTCAGGTCGTGCACCCTAATGCAGGTAAATCCGTCGTGTGGCTTTCGGAGGTATTTCTCCTGCCACTTTTTGGTCGCCCGTATCCGTGCCCGCTTCCAGGCCGAGTCGTTCATCCGGTTGATCGTGGTTCCTACGCCATATTCATCCGGCTTACCGAAGGGGAATACGAAAAGCTTGTGCTGTCCACGCTGCTTTTCGATGATCGACTTGGCCACGCCATTCAAAATCACCAAGCGCTCATCCCGGTTCTTTACGCCGGCTCGCTCGGTCCTGCCTCCAAATCCTGCTGGAATCAGAAACACACTGGTCTCCAGCTCAGGAACCGCGATTTCCCAATCCCACCGAAGCTTGCAAACCTCCTGCTCCCTACATCCCGTATTTACCTTGAACATCGCCATGATCTGCAAGTGCGCCGGCAGCTCTGAAAACAAAACCGACTGCTCTTCCCACGATAGCGGGTATGGCTTCCGGCTAGTTGTCTTCTCGTCCAGCAGGGAAATCATTGGCACTACGTCTAGCCAGGGCCGGCGCTCATCATCCCTCCACTTCCTAGCGCACAGGTTCAGAACCCGTATCACCCGTTGCAGCGCGATGTTTACCGTCCTGTTGGTGACAGGCCGCTTCCCATCCTTGGGGTGAAGCTTCGACTTTATATATGGCGCCAGCGACATGTCATCGATGTGAGTGATTGGCAGGTGCCCAATGAAGGGGTCGAGCTGAGCCATATACGTAGCAGATATATGGATCGATGCCTGGTCCTTCACTTCAAGTAGGAACTTGATTGACGCCTCGCGCCAGGTACGCACCTGCTTTACCCCGTAGACCTTCTCTTGTCGCAGGTTTTCCAGCAGGTGAATCAGGAACTGCTCGGCTTCTGCCCGGTCACGAGTGCCAGTACTCTCTTGAATTCTTTCTCCTCTGTAGATTTTGTCGATCTTCCAGATGCCGCTTGGCATTTGCTGGAGGCCGGTGATTGCTTTTTGGGCCATGGGCTTGCTCCTATTGCTCCGCCCTGGCGCTCGCTGCGGGGCGGATTGTTGTCCTGATTGGTCCGCTTTTCAATTGCCATTGACTCAATGTAGGCGTCTGCCCACTGGTCCAGCTCATGACGGTCAAAGGCAACGCCCTGTTTTCCAATGGGGAATTCGCGGACGTGGGGGCGGACGGTGTTCTTGAATTCTTCACGGCACATGCCGAGGTAAGCAGGGGCGTGCATCGCCCGGATGAAGCGCGGCGCGGTCTCTAGGACCGGCGCCAGTTTTGTGTTGGCCATAGGAAAGTCTCGCCACGCCGTCGACGGGTGGATTGATTGGTGTGGGTGTCCTTGCCGCGCTGGGCGGCAGAAGGTGGGTTAGGGTTTGGCGATCTTGTTCCAGCCGCCCTGGCGATGGGTTTCGTGGTAGGTATCGACGCCTCGATGCTGCCCGTGGCTGATGCGGCAGAGTTTGCAGATCCGGGAATCACCAAAGTCGCCGTACTTCACCGCCTCGAACCTGGTCCAGCGATGGCCGAACGGCTTGCAGATCAGCGTTCGCGCCGTCATCACGATGGCGTTCCAGAGTTTTGGGTGCTTGGAGTGCAGGTCGTTGTGGATGTGGTTCAGCCGCATCCCCATGCGCCAACGCAGTGGCCGGCTCTTGTCGCCCTTGCGGAGCGGTTCAGTGATGAGTTTTCCGATTTGTTTGAGCACAGGAAGTACCTCGCCCGCCGCTCACCGGCAGGCATGTAGGGGGATTGGGGTTAGGGCTTCGGCGTTTTCTTCAGCTTGTTCCAGTGCCGCCAGATGTTTTCCTCGGGCACCTTCTTTTGCAGGGTGTAGTCGCAGTCGCGGCAGATGACCCAGCTGAGGGCGGCGCTGCAACTGCTGTCCAGCTCCAGGTTGTCGCTTGCGCACTCAGGGCAGGGTTTCAGTTCGTCGCTCATCAGTTCGACTCCCCCGCGATGGTGATGCCAGCAGCTTTAATGGCCATGAAGCAGCCGTTACGCATGCGGATCTTGGCGTGATGGGCGTCAAGGAAGCTGTCGTCGATGGCGTCTTCTGGCGGTTCCGGCGAAGGGCCAACCGTTGGCAGGTCCACCACCAGGGTTTCGCGGGAGCGTTTGAACCAGTACCAGGCCCGGGCAACACGCGGCACGCTGTAGCTGTCGCCCAGGCGCTGCAGCTTGATGAATGCCACGGGCAACTTGCCGTTATCGTCGCTGAATGCCTGCTCGAACTGATCCTGCATTGTCTGCGTCATGGCCTCGGCCCCTTGTAGATGAAGACGTAGGCGAACCAGAGGGTGGCGATCATGGCGTCACCTTCGTTTCTGGAAACGATGCCTCGGCTTCGGTCCGGAACTTGATGTCCGCGCCATCGCCATGGCGGCCTTCGGACCAGGTGATCCGCTTGCCGCAGTAACAGCCTGTTCGCTGTGACAGATCGAAGTTCTGCCTGAACTCCATCGACACACCGGTCATGCCGTGCTGTCGAGCCAGCGCGACGACGGCTTGCGCGAACTCAACATCGTGCTCAGTGATTGCAGTCATGGCGTCACCGCCTGCCGCACCCACACGCAGATAGGGCCGTCTTCCGTGTCGTGGATCGAGAAGATGAACCATCCGCCACCCGCTGGCGCGTTCGGTACCCATGGCGAGCAATCGCACAACCCTTCATCTGCCCACGTTTCGAAAAGGCCTTCCGGGCCGTCGCTTTCCATATCGACTATGAACAGTTCGAGGCCGTTATCCCCGAACCAGCTTTTTGGAATGGCATCTTCCTCGCCGTCGCTTGGCCAGGCCGGGTGGGTCCAGAAGCCGTTTTCGTCGCGCTCAACTGGGAGCTGTAGGATCAAAACATTTTCTTCAGACATGACTTCGTCCTTGCCGCTATAGCGGCTGACTTTGAAGGGGGAGGGGTTATAGAGGTTTCAGCAAATCAGTTGTGCCAGTGCCAGCAGGCACCAGCAGTAGGCGGGGAGTTGGTTCATTTACGGATAAATCCACAAATCCAGTGCGATAGAAGGGAGTACGCGCTCCCTACGATCCATGCCTTGGTACGATCTGGATCGCCATCAAAAAGGAACAAAGTTATCAATGCCACTGCGACCGAGAAAACGAATATCGTGGTCCTACTCATCGCCACCACCCTCTGCTGGTCTGAATGCGGCACTGATGCGCGCGTACCACTCATGTCCGTCGCGGTTATCGAACTCAAGCGCGGATGATTCAAAAGAACCTGCGCCAAACAGTTCACGTAACAACCCCTCCAGCACATCCGCCCGCTCATCCGCTGCGGTCAGGCGCTGTTGCAGGGAGGCTTCACGGGCGAGCGCTGCGTTGTGATCTCGCGACAGGACAAACGTGTCACCTTCAGAGTCTCGGATCACTTCATGAGGGAAGGGTGAGCAGGTGCGGGCCTGCGCCTCGCCACCGTATACGCCGATGTACCAACGCTTTACTTGGGACACAGTTATTTCCTTGCCGGGCCATGCCCGGGCGGTGGAGCGGGGGAGTTATCGAGAAAGCTCTTTGGCACGCTTCTTCGACCAGGTCAGTACATCCAGCACAACGCTTTTGCTGAACATGCTGCGCTGGCGGTAGTAGTCCACGGCATCACGCGATACGGAGAAGCACACGCCAGCCTTGAAGCCTTGCTTGCGCAACTCGTCATGTACGTTCTTTTCGATGAACTCATGAGGGGTCATAGGGCCACCCATTCGTTCTTGGCGTTGTAGTGACCGCGCCATTCACCCAGGCTGAACGTCAGTGTTCCTGGTGTGCAGAGCCAGGCCCTGGTGATCGGGCCACCGGTTAGCTGATAGCTCCTCTTTAGAGCCCGTATGACGCGCCTGCGGATGCGTGGGCGCGATAGATCAATCCGCTTGATGTGGTGGGGGGGGGTAGACATACGGGTATCTCCGGTCAGGCAGCTTGTTCGCTGGCAACTTTGTGCGGGCTGTTGGCGATGAATACAGCTCGGGCAAAACCCTCTGGCGTAGCGCTGCGGATGTTGGCGCGCTCGGTGCTGGGAGGGCATTTGTGGATGCGGTCGTCCGGCGGGCCAAGGCTCATATCCTTGAACTGCTCAGGCATCGAGAACCCCCCCCCAGTCCAGAGGCAGGTCTTCTTTGTGTAGTTGTCGTTCGGACAGAAACCCGTGAAGTACTCAGGACTGAACGTATGGTCCGGCTTTCGCCACAGGCTGCTGATCTGGCTTACTGGATTCTCAGCAAACCACGGCGCTCCCGATAGCTCACCGATGATCTGGCATTGCCAAACTACGTGCATGGCCTTGAACTGAACCGCGGGGTCGGCCTTGCGCTTTGCCTCAAACCAACGAGCGCCACTGACAGCAAGGTCAGTGCACGGCGGGAATCCCGCAACGAAGGCAACGAGCCCAGTGGATATCGCCGCCCTCAGTACGCGCCACGCTTCAGGATGATCAATGATGTGGCCGACCTTGGTGATCTTCCCGTCACGATGGACGCCGACAGGGTGCTGCGGGTCGACCAATATCACCTCGTAACCGGCCTCAACCCATGGCGCGGCCATGACGCCGGTCAGGTCGCAGAGGAATATTGCGATTTTGTTTGCGTGCATATGGGATCCTCGCCGGCTGGCGTGATTCGTTGATATGGGGTTGGGCAGTAATGTCAGGCGGACCAGGTTTTCCAGCTGATAACATCGAGGATTGCTTGGTCGCTCACGCCATATTTCTTGGCGAGGACTTTCGATCCATGCGTGCGGCTGTATCTGCGATATGTGTCACGAATCTCGCGGGCATCTTCAGCGGCGAGCGACGAGTGACCGTTTCGCTCGCCCTTGTTGTCATGCTCTCGCTTCTTCGAGCGCATATCCTTCATGTTGTCTTTTTGGGTTCCAAGCGACAGGTGTTCGGGATTGATGCAGGCCGGTCTGTCGCACGAATGCATAACCACCATGTCGCCCGGTATATCTCCCTTGTGCAGCTGGTAGGAGAGCCTGTGGCACTTCTGCATTTTCCCGTTGACCCTGATGTGCCCATATTTGGCCGCGCCTGAAGTGCCTCCCTGCCATATAAGGCAATCTCCATCAGCAATGGCGCGACCAAAAAGGCGATCAGATAAATCAGGCGATACTTTGCTTCCCATCCCTGGCCTCCTGAAAAGCGAGGGTGCTAACGCACCCATGAATGAAGAATTGAATGATCAAATAAACTTTCTGCGGACAGGGCGCGCGAGACGCTCGCTGTCCTTGCCGTAGTAGCCGAGCCAGCCATCTTCAAAGTCCATGCTGTCGGCGTAGTTGGCGGAGCGCTGCGTACTCAGGTGGTGGTAACGGTCTTCGCGGAGCTCCACGAGGCCATCTGCCTTGGCCGCCATCAGCAGCTGACCTTCCAGGCAAGACGGGATGAAGCCATCCAACTCCAGCGCCTTGATGGCGATCGCGCTGCCTGCCTCGGCCATTGCGCGGGTGTTCGATTCGCCGTCGCTGTAGCTGTCGGCGCCTTTGATTTTCACGCCGTGCTCGCCCCACGGGCCGCTGAGCTCGTCAGGTAGCAGGATCAGGGCGCGCTCCACACCGTTCAGCCAGTAGCGGGTGACGAACACACCGCCGGCCAGAGGTTGACCGCGCTCAGGGAGTTCGGCGACGAGTACTGTTTGCTGTGCTTGCTTGGTCATGGGGTTACTCCGGGTAAGCGCTGTCCTCCGGTTACCGGATGCAGCGAGTAGGGTGGGTTATTCGTCGTGGCAGATGCGAAGGGATTCGCGGTTGTAGGCGAGCTGCAGCTTTGCCGACACGTTTTCGGACATCTCGTAACTGTGTCGCGGCGGATCGAGAAACTGGGCTGAGCCTGTGGGGCCGAGGCCGTGCAGGTGGTGAATCATCAGTGTCATGGCCTCTCCCTGTTCCTCGATGCCGTGCCAGGCCATCAGGTCAGCCAGGGCTTGGCGGGTTCCGGCCATAGTGTGGAGTCGCAACTCTTCCTCGCCGCGAGTCTTTCGCCTCGCCGCAGTCTTTGCCGATCGTTCTTTCTGCGCGGCAGCCATGGCCTACCTCTTCTATTCCGCTGGCCGGCAGTGCGAGCCAGGTTTGACGTTTGCGTTGCCGGGCTCTCTTCTTCATCGGAAGGCAGGCTTCAGCTTTGGATAGTCGATTCCGTACTCCTTGATCAGCCGATAGAGCAGGGTGGAGCTTATTTTGAGCTGAATGCAGCACTGTTGACGGCTGACGCCCGCGCCTATGCACTCATTGATACGGACAACCAGAAATGCATCCCTGATGGCATCCACCTTGTTAGGCGGGCTGGGCTGCTTCGGGCGGATTGGAAAGGTGATCCCGTACCGACCTGCGATGCCCTTCAATACGCCAAGCGTGATTCCCTCCCTGTCACAGATGTCTCGACGACTCATGGTCGGGGCCATTTCGCGAATTCGCGCCACCTGCAGTTCGGTCTCGGCCTTGACTGATGGCCTGTGAAAGGTTGGTGGCTGCTTAAGTGCAGCGAGGACTTCGGGGCGAGGCTTGGACTGACCTGACGTATCGATCTTGCCGCCAGCCTCCAAGTACTGCGCGACCTGGGCGGCAAGCTCTTCCTGTGCAGGGCGCAGGCGCTCTACTTCGTTGTGGAGGATGCTGATCATGCTGCTTTGCTCCTGAGCGCCGCCTCGTACCCGTCGACCAGCAGCTTGAATTCCCACAGGTCTTCCTCGAGGCTTTCGATGTAGTCGTTATCCCGCTTGAACTCTTTCCACCAGAGCTGGCGGCCCACCGGCTTCAACAGCGGGCAGTACATCCCAATGTGCCACCACTTGCGGTCGGTGATCCACATGCAGCCCTGCACCTGGTCGATGACTTCGCTGGCATCATTGTCGATGTGGAAAGAGCGGAGCTTGTCGGGTGCGAGGAAGCACTTGTATTCCGAGCCACCGTCGTCGCCGATGAATCCATCCGCGCTGGCACCGAACACGCCGTCATCCGTTTTGACCAATCCGACCTGTGTGACGATGAGCCCGGTCTGGATCTCATGTTCCATTCGAGCCTCGGGCTCCAGCTCATGCCCTCGGCGCATCTGCCAGGTCTCGAGCCCGCCATCCAGCGGAGCGCCGCCGATGCGTTCGACCGCCAGTTCAAAGGCGTACGACAGGGCGGCATTCGACGGCTCGCCGATCTTCTCGCCGTCCAGGGCACGCTGAACAACTTCTGCCTTTGGCCCGGCCTTGTACCCTGCCAACTCCATCGCTTTCGTCTCGCCCTTTCCAGCAAGCATGGCGTCGACATATTTTTTCTGCTGGGCATTAAGGCCGTTAACTTTTGAACGGGCAGTGCTGAACATGCTGGCGGTGATGACGCCGGCGCGGGCCTGTAGCCACTCGGCAGAGCCTTGCGTGCAACTGACGATAATCATTGGCTTGCTCCTTCTTGAGGCGCGGCGCTGAGTTGCGAGCCGCGAGTGGTAACGGCGACTTTCAAAGCCTCGTAGAGGTCGGTCGCTGTCTTATTGTCGGTGGCTTTCAGGCCCTGAGAGGCCTTGACGCCCGCTTGCCAGATTGCCGTGAGCAACTCTTTGGATTCAGCGGCGTAGGCTTTTGGGATCCATTCGTTCATCAGCTCCCCAAGGCTTTGAGGCTGGCCCTCGTCGCCGTTGCCGTCGTTATCCTCGTTAGTCAGCACGACGTTGAAGATCATCATCGTCAGATAGCGTCGGGCATAGCTGAAGGTTGAGCCGCTTGCGTGAACACCCGTCTTGTTTACACTTCCCTTGATGCCGGCCGAGTCGATTGGCAGGTCGACGTGGTAGGTCTTTGTGTGCCCGTCCTCATGCATGCAGTCGCACACGGTGCGGATGTGTCCTACCAATGGGCTATCACCAGTTCCAAACGACAGCGAAAACCCGTGCAAGGTGTAGACCGGTGAAATCTTCCGATCAATAGACTCAAGCGCGGCATAAGCGCTATTCGTTTGTGCGTTGAATTTGTCGCGAAACACCGGGCCGATTTCAGCTTGGGCCCGAACCATTGCCGCATTGAAGGCTGCTGCCGCCGTACGATCAGTGTGGCGTTCGTACATCTCCATCATCTTCTGCATTTTGTCTGCATCGAACGCCGGATCGGTCGCGGCCCGCTGGATCATTGTCAGCATCGCGGTTGATTCGCTGGTGGTCGCCGGGCTGGCGACCTGCCGAGTCTCGGTGCGCTCGGCCAGAGCTGAGTTAGTCATGGCAACCTCAGAATTGAATGGATACGTTCGGAACTTCGCCGCGGGCGATCTTCAGGACGATGGCCTTGGCCAGCTCTTCGTTGATGTTCATGTCGATTAACGCTTGCTTGGCTTCGCCCAGGATTTTCGACTTGCGCGCTACGTCGGCCTGGCGCTCCTTTTGCTGGCGCAGGATCTCGTCTGCTGCTGCGTTCGCTCGGGCAACCTCAGCCAGTCGAGCTTGCTCTACGGCTTCTTCTTGTCGGCGGATGGCTGCAAGTCGTTCTTGTTCGGCGCGTTGCTCAGCGGCAATTCGATTGGTCTCGGCCTGCGCCGCTGCTGCGCGGGACTGTTCGGCTTGCAGTTCCAGTTGTAGGCGTTGGCGTTCGGCGGCTGTCTCGGCGTCCAGTGCAGCCTGCGCGGCGGCGCGCTGTGTCGCTGCGGCCTGATCCAGCAGTTCCTGTTCTCGGCGGGTTGCGGCATCACGTTCAGCCTGTGCCCGCTGCTCGGCTTCGATTCGAGCCTGTTCAGCAGCAACACGGGCAATCTCTGCATCGCGGTCGCGCTGGGCCTGTGCTTCGGCTTCGGCACGCAACCGGACCAGTTCGGCCTGCTCTGCCTCGTACTGAGTGCGCTCAGTGAGCAGGGTGCGCAACTTCGCGAGAGTCTGGTCCTTCACCTGGGCGGCTTCGGGCAGGAACTCTTCCCAGGTGTCGTTGATCGCGACCATCTCTAGATTGGCAATGACCTGGGCAACGAGCGCGGCGGTGGGAGCGCCTTCGAAAACAGCCAAGTCCTTGATGCTCTGGATTGCGTCGACATGCTTGTCGGTGCGCGCCAGTTCTGCCTGCTCCCAATCCGTCAGCGGCTGCCGGGTGGCATCGCGCAGGTTGTCCATCTTGGTGACGAACTCGCGCAGTTCAGCCTCCACCACCTTCGGCATTTCTTTGAGGCGTTTCAGGTAATCTCGGCCCGGCTTTTCCACAGCAGCCTTGGACTTGCTGACGGTTGCTGCCAGGCTGGCGATGCGGGCGCGGCCTTTAGCGGTCTTGAGGTCTGGAACCTCGGTAGTTACTTCGGCCTTCACCGCGTCGAAGAACTGGCCCAGGCCACCGGCAACATAGATGGCCGGCGCGTCATCGGCGCTGATGTCGTCGATGGTGATTACTTGCTGTTGTGCGGACATGGGGATTCCTTGCCGCGATGCTCGCAGCGTTTGAAGGTGTTGTTTATTGAGTGATCAGGCCGCCGATGGCGGGGCCTAAGAAAACGATGGTGAGGAAGGTCAGGCCAACGATGGCCGAGGTCCAGCGGATGGCGCGGCGACGGTGCCGCTGGTGGATGTTCATGGTGCTGGCTGTTTGCGCCAGCCCGCGTCGTACAGATTGATGCAGGCTTCTTCATGAATCTTGAGCTGGGTCAGATGGTCAGCGCCGTGCCGTCCACCGGGGTAATCCTTGATAGCGCCAACCATTAGGTTCAGTTCAGCGATGCGCGCCTCTTCGGCGATCTGCTCGGGCGTGCGGACGGGGCGGAAGCAACCGTATGCACCTTGAGCGACTTGCAAATATTCGAACTCAGGAGGCGCATAAAAGGTGAATGCAGCTACCTCAAAAGAACCGCTCATGAAGTGGGCTATCACCGTTACTTGGTCGCCAACACGCGGATCAGTCGGCATAGTTTCCTCGGGATTAAACCCGGCGAACTCACACACCGTCCCAACAGGCGGCAGGCCTTCGCCTGTCCAAGGAGTAGGGCGCGGGGTCACGTAGCTGAAAGACTCGCGCCGGGGGTTATGAAAGGAGCCGCACGAAGGATCGCCTCCGCCATACGGGAACGATTTTGCATACTCAAGATTTTGATGTTGCGTTTCGCCAAGCCAGAACTCTTTGATGCCAAATCCCGTTTCGTGCAGGCCGTGCGCTACCGCCCATTCCGGCGCGTTGCCCCAATCAATATTCATGAAACCCTCGCAATCAGCATGCCGCGCCGCTGAGTGATGCGAACCCGCGCAGGCAGATCCGCAACCAAAGAAAAGCCCTGACGGTGCAGGGCTTGTTTAAGTGCTTGGTGGTTTCTGGCGATGATTGCGATCATGCGGCCTCCTTCAACAATTCCAGATAGCGGACCATTTCGGCGGCGCGAATACGCTTGATGAAATCGTCACGCTCTTGAGTGGTGATTGCCGCCAGTTCCTCGGCGAGGAACGCGGCCATGCAGGCCCGCTCGGCCACATTGATCGGCAGCAGCGAGGTAGGAATCTGGATCAGCTCCGCCTCTATCCGTTTGGTTGCAATTTCGTGCGGCGTCATGCTGCCCACCGTTCCCGGCGCTTGCGGGCGTCAATCTCTACCCACAGCGCCAGCTCAATCTGCGGGCCGTATTGATGGGCCAGAACCGGCAGCCGATAATCCGGCACATCCATCCGCACGCCGTCTTCGTCGTAGCAGATGCCCGACACCAGCTTGAATTCCAGTTCCCGCTCGCCCTGGGCGTCCCAATCGCTATCCCAGGTCCAAGGCCGTGCAGGCTGGTTAACGCAATGGGTCACCTCCACCTGGAGGACAAACCCCTCAACAACTATTTCGTGTTCCATGGATGCCTCCAGGGTGGCGTTATTCGGTGGGCGGGGCGGGCGTTTCAAACCAGCGGATCGGGCGCGCTGCGTACTGGTGTCTGCACTTCTGATAACTGGCGAGAAGCCAGACGCCTTGAGAATTCAGACGCCCAACGCGCTGCGATCCATCCTCAAGCTGAATTGGTACATCCCTGTATTGCTCCGGCAGCCTGTCGCTGCACTTGATCCAATCGCTCATGGCGACCTCCAGTGTTTGGGGTTAGGCGGAGATTGCGACCGGAACAGATTCACGAAAGCGCGAAGGGCTCCAGTCGCAAGACTCGTCAGCAGGAATGTGACCGAACATCGCGGTGCAGCGTTTGCAATGCACGCAGTCGCCGCAGGTTTTGCCCTCGGGCAAATTCATCTGATCGGCGTTGTCAGCCAACCGTGGGAATGGCGCTCGTTGCTCGCTCATGACTCTCTCCGGGTTGGTTCACCTGTATTCGTTCAACACACATGCCTCCCGCTGGTTGCCGATGGGCGCGGGGTGAGGGCTGACGTAATAGAGGCGCGTAAAAAAGCCCGAACATTGCCCGGGCTTTCGGTGCGACACATAGACCTCCCTACGTGGCGCGGGGTGGCGGTGAGCGCCGGTTGAGTGAGTTCACATGGCTGCCAATCCTCCGCGCTGGGTTTCAACTGCGGCGGTGTGCTCTGGCAGTTGGGTGCAGGTGGGCGGTTATAGACCGCGATTTCGTCCGCATCGGCAAATGTGATTTGTAGGTCCGGCCCACAACGGGCGACCTCCAACCTCCACGGTTGGCGAGCTAAGCCTCGGTACTGACTACAACTTCAGCGCTTGTGCACAGCGCTTATGCTTCACCAGACCTACGCAACCCCTGGCGCCATCGCGAATGACCGCTTTAGGGTTAACACTGCTCTACAGACCTACAAATCACATTTGCCGATGCGCCCTCATAGAGAGGATCGGGCAGTTAACGTCATGCGGACGTGGCGCTTTTCCTCATCTTTGCCACTGCTTTGCCGACGACCTTGGGCATTTTTTTCTCCCTGATCGCCTTGATTTGGCTATCCGTCAGCATATCGGCCATGTAAAGGTCTGTGATCGCATGATTCAGGCGATCCAAGCGTTCGGCATCTTTCGCATCCATGCTCGGGAACTGCTCGGCGAACGATCGAGCGGCCCAGCCCTGTTCAAATGTTTGCGTCATCGTCTTGCCCTCGGTTGCTTTCAGGTTTTTGCTAGTTGGTTTGCCCGATCCATCAGGGCGGCGCAGACGCGCTCGTCGTATCGGTCAGTAGTTCGGTACCTATCAACCACTTCAGCTATTACCGAAGACTTAGCCTTGGCCCAGGCTTGATGAGCCTCTTCGGCAGTTTCATAAACGCCCAGGCCGACCCGCTTGCTATCCGCAAGTCGAATCCGAGCAGCGAAAGGCATCCCTCTGGCATTGCGCGTCACCCCCGTTGGCAGGTCGCCCCGTACAGCCGCACAGTCATTCATCAGTGTGTTGATGTACACCGGGACAAAAACTGATGTCTCCGGGCAATACAGCTTTTCCCATGGGCGAAGAATGTCTTTGTCCAAGTGATTGCCTTGCCATGGTTGTTGCTGCATCCAGTCCCTGAATCGTGTGAAAGAGCGCCACTCTTCAGAGACTTGGCAGCCGCCATAACCGGGGCGGCGAGCAGCCTCCTTTCCGTAGCACCGCGCAATGATTCCTTTCCACCTGCTGTAGTAAGGGCTGATCGGCTTGCTTGCCGAGGCGCACCCTTTGGGCTCGTCGTTGATTCCGAAGCCCTTAATCAATCCTCTGTGCGACATGTCTTGTCTCCACTGAATTCAACAATGCCGCCTCATAGAAGCGGCATCAGTAAATCTGTGAAGCCGTGACCCGCTACTGGCGACGGCCTGGGTTAGTTGCGTGCCTATCAGGCGAAAAGCTCGGCGCATTGCGCCCTGCGCACCATCCGCATCTGAGCCATTCGCCTTTCCGGCGCCCGGCGATCACGACGCAGGGAGTCGTCACTGATCACCGAGTGCATGGCGATCAGCGCCGCCAGCACAAAGCACACCGGCGTGATGATCTGGCGCTTCATCGCCTCAGCCACCAAAGCAGTGCGCTTCGTCACGCCCAGCTTGAACATCGCATTGGTCAGGCGCTTCTTAACAGTGCCTGCCTCAATGCGTGCCTCCCGGGCGATCTCTTTCGAGGTGAGGCCCTGGGCAATCCAGAGCAGGAATTGGAGCTCTCGCGGCGCGAGGCCACGTCCGAGGTGGCCTTTCCATGAACCGTTGATGATTGTTGCTTCCATAATCGTCCCTCGAGCTAGAGCTGGTGTGTGGTGGAGGCGAATTGCTACTCTTGGCAAACATCCAAGGAATGGGCCCACGCCAATGGACGCCAAGAACATTCAGAAACTTCAGCAACTGAAAGAAGAAATGGAGTCTCTGAAGAAACAGAAGGCAATCACTACTCCCCATATTCCAGGGCAAAATTTCAGTGACGAATCAGAAAAATTCTTTGCGGGGGTTTCAGAAAAAAAGCGAGACGACCTTGCGCGCCAGTTTCGGCAGGAAAAAAGATCCGTACCTTCCAATGATCCAACTCCAGATCATGAGGTTGATGAAACAACGCTAGAGTTGAGACGCGAGTTTGCCCGCCTCAACAAGATCCGCGAATTTCAAGAGATAGCAGGGAACAGGAAGCTGAGTCGAAAAGCCTCGAAGGCGGCTATTAAAGAGGCGAAAACGGCAGCCGGCGACTCAGCCACGGGCAGGCGAATCAAAACAGCAAGGAAAATCAAGACGTCGAAAAAATCGGCAGGGGAGCGAATTGAAAAAATATGCTTCAACTGCAAAAAGCAATTCCACATCTACTCCAACTGGGCTAACCCTCCAACTCTCTGCGCTGCATGCACAAAGTATGTAAATGATGCCTACCTTCCATCAAGCCCTGGCCGCTCTGTTCCGACTGGCTGGATTCACGTTGTGAGTGGCGGCGCTCCGGGGCTTGGCAAGCGCTAATTGTTCCTGTCCGGTTGTCTTCCGAAAGCATCCGATGCGGGTGCTGACGTGAAGGCTTCTGGTGTTGCTGGCCGGCTATCCGCTACTGGCGTCGATTGCCGGCCTTGTTCTGTTTGTTCCGATGACCACGAATTCCTGTCATCACTCCACTTACCAGCCCTTCCGCGCTGGACCGAGGGAGGCCCTCGTGAACCCAGGCTCACTGTGCTGGGTTGCGTTACAGGTTTTGGCTTCTTGAGGCCTGCCGGCGAACCGGACTTGAAACTAAAGAGCGGCGCAGCTCTCGCTGCTGGCCGGCGTTGTTCGCTGCTGGCCTGAGATGAATTTAAGCAAGCTGAAATTAAAGTGTCAAGCATGCTGAATAAATAAATTCAGAATGCTGAAATTCACGATCGATAAAAAGCCCGCTCAGTGGCGGGCTCTTTTATGAGTCGCAGTACTCGCGCCAGCCGATCCTGACGGCACCGTCATCTAGGTGCTCGATCCTTATCCCGGCGGTGTCGCCGATGTCTTGGATGACCTGGCGCCACGCCTCGGGGCTTTCATCGTCGCGCCTGGATACCTCGACCAGTTGGATCCTCTGTACTCGAGGCGATGCGATGAGACCTTGTAGGCGGCGGCCGACACGCTCATAGGAATTTCGAGGTTTTGATGTGGGGTAGGGTGTCTGGTTCATGCTTCGCTCCTTGCGAATGCTGTATGTATGAACAGTATGTGCACCGGCATATATTGGCAATAGGGCTGCATGAATTTTCATGCATAAATGCATATTTTTGATGGCGAGTGTTTTCGGCAGGCATGAAAAAGCCCGCACTTGGCGGGCTCTGGCAACTTTTAGCGGTCAGTCATTAATGGGCGGGTACTTTCCGCTTACTGAATCCCTGTAGACGATCTCACTGAACAGCCTGAGGCTGTCGCGCATTGTGACTAGGGCCTGCTTGGCCTCCTCCTTCGTTTCAAATGGGCCCGCCCCCACGGCCCAGCCGATCATTGATACTACTGGCAGGCCGGCGGCCTCGATGGCTTCCGCAGTCCGCTGATGCTCCTCCTCATCGCGGCAGGCAGTTGATGCAACCCAGCCATATTCAAGCTGCGGAGTAGGGATCGGCTCGACGTCGGCACCACAGTGTTTGCATTTGACTGCAGCGGTCTTAATGCTCTCGGCACACATAGGGCAGGGGCGAGTGTCTTTCTCTGCCTGGGCAGTACCTGCGGAGCCTTTACCGCCCAATAGAACCATAAGCAGGCCAGCGAGCGCGATCATACCTCCGACAATGGTATGAATCTGTCGATCGGCCATCAGCCCCATGTTGTTCACTCGGCCGCCAGCGCCGGTGGGTACTGATACATCCATGCTCAGTGCGAAGATCAGCCAGCATATGCCGACGATCAGCGTGAACGCTCCAAATCCTTTCATGGCATCCCTCCCGTAATTGAGCCCGCACTTTACCATTCGTGGCGTACAGCCACCATCGGACGGTAGGGAGCGGATGCAGCGTGCATCGGCTACGCTTACAAAGCCAAATGATGGATGCGCTCATGAACTCGTATCGGATATTGAGAACCAAAATAGGCTGGGGGTTGTTCAGGACTGGCTCTGTTAAGCCGCTTGCTGCGGCATCGACCAAGGACGGGTTGGTAGCGCTGGCGGCTCCTTTTATCGCAGGAGCGGCAGCGTCCGTGAGAGTCCACAATGAAAACGGCACCTTCCAGGAACTGAGGTTTTAGCGGGCAACAAAAAGCCCGCTCAATGGCGGGCTGCGGGGGGGCAGGTCGTTCGAAGCATCAGTCCGGCTCTTGCGCCATCAGCCTGACCAATCCCTGCTTGAAGTGCCCGGCGTTCTCACCGATCGTCTCCAGTGCACCACGCACGTTTCCGCCAGCCTCGACGCTGCCTTGGCTTTCGACGAGCAATGTCCGCTCCATCAGTGCCGCTTCCAGGGCAAGCTGGTTCTCGTAGATTCGTTCAAGCGTGTCAGGCGGTGAGTACTGTGGGGCGGGCATGGCCTCGACTCCATTCGAGGGCATAGAAAAATGCAACTTCGGTAAACACTGGCGTGATTGGCAATTTCCAGGCAAAGAAAAGCCCGCGATGGGGAGGGCGGGCTTAAAGGTTTTCACTAGGAGTCAAGAGAACGATAGGGCTTTTCTAAAAATACGCTGTTGGGATCAGATACATACTCTCCAAACGGGCCGCAACGCGAGTACCCGCAACGTTCGTAGAGAGAAATTGCTTCATTTTGACGATAACCAGTCTCAAGTGCGAAATGAGTGCAACCTCTTTCCTGTGCCTCTGCCTCCAAAAAAGCAAGCAGTGTTCGTGCTAAGCCCTGGCCGCGAAATGCTGGCTTTGTAAACATTCGCTTTAGCTCGCCGTAAGTAGACTGCAACGCTAAAGCCCCGCACGCGACGGCCTCCCCATGTTCATTTCGAGCAACGGCAAATAGTACGTTCGATGCTGAAAGGGCATCAATGTCAATGCCATGATGGCTTTCTTCGGGATAGAGCGGCATTTGATATGCGTCTAGCTCTTCAATGAGAGACACGATCTCTGGCTGGCTTGGAGACTCCAGCAAAATATGGGGAACCGTTTTCATGGAATCTCACTCTTCGTGAATCAAGGATTTTGATCTATGGGCCGACGCAGTTTGCAGTTATGGAGAGTGCCAGCGTCAAAGGAGAGAAACAAGAAACCCTGCACAGGGCCGTGCATGAATCACCGAGGCGTCCTACTCTTCCGAATGACGTCATCGGAAGTAAGAGGGGGGACTTATGGTAACGAAGGAACGGTCATTTTCGATTCGGGATCTTATCACCGCACTGTTGCGCGACCAGAATATCCACAGTGGTTATTGGGGTTTGAGCATGCATTTCACGGCAAGCGGCACCAGCGTTTCGCAGGTTGGCGGGGCTAGGCTGCCAGGTCTTGCGGTTGCGGTCTCAGGAGTTACGCTCGTTCCTACAGCGGAGGGAGAAGATGGCAGTATCGATGCTTCATTGGTAAACCCAGCAAAGGAAGTCCGGCTCCGATTACCGGCAAAGCCGAAGGGTTTGCATTAGGCGCAGGCAGATACAAGAAGCCCTGCTTGGCGCTCTATTGAGGATTCTGAGCCAGAAATATAGCAGTAACGGCAATCTCCAATATGCTAACCACTACAGCAACCCTTCCTATGGTTCTGAACTTTTTCCGATGTCTGGCAAGTCCACGATCCTGAGTGCCATATGTGTAGTGGCTCTCAAGGGAAAATGCAGCAATCGCTATCATCGGCGGTATTGCAAGGGCTGTGTACCAGATTGCATTTTTCATAACCCGAACCTCCGTAGCGAATTCTCATGGCATTATGCCGCTACGTTGATGATGTGAGTCAATCCAGGTCAAGAAGATGAACAGCGATTGAACTGAAAACCATCAGAAACAAGAAGCCCGGCGCTGGGCCGGGCTTCTTATTTTGCTGGAGGTGATGGCTCCGCAGTTTTAGGCGTTACAAGCGACTTTTGTTGAGCTTGAATTTGCTCAAGAAGCTTCCTAGTGTCCTGGGTCTGTAATTTTGCAGCTTCTACGAGCTGTGATGTCTCTCGGCCTGCATCGTAGTTGGCGATGCCGAAGCTCAACATGGCTGCCAAAATTCCGCCTACGCCGATGATTGTCGCGCCTGCTGCACCCCAGATACTGCCCTTAATGTTCTTGAGCCCACTGAGCTCGCTATGCATAACTTTAAGCTCGCCTCGCATTTCCGCCGAGTCTTGTCTGACAGCAGCCAAAGTCTCACGAATCATGCCTTCAAACGAAGACAGTCGAGCCTCTACCCTGGCGTTGGTAGCATCGAGCTTTGCATCAAGTTCTTCGCGAGTAATGTCGTTCATGGGGTGAGTATCGCTCGGTTTCGGAGCGATGTCATCCGGCCGGCTCTTAGTCATGCTATCACCATCGGCAAGCATTAAATCCAGAGCTCGCCTTGCCCCTCTGATATTTACCCGGCGACCCGAGGCTGATCGAGTTTCGATTGAAGCCTTTCTGCCGATCACGCCTTCGCTGAGGTCAATTACTTTTGATGCTTGAGGGGGATGCGGCTCTCTGCCTTCATACGCCTTAATAACAGACCAATCTTCTGCTGTGACGTTTAAGTGGTCAAAATTAAAGCCGAATCCTTTACTCACCTGACCGCGCCGCCTTCCGCTTGTTTTCCTGAGAAATCATTTTCAGGAGAGTGACAGCCAATTCTTCAGCAACTTCGATGGGGATGGTCAGAGCTGCAATGTCATTACGGTAGGGAAGCGGAGTTTGTGGCTCAAGAGTGGCCCTTTCAGGATTGTTTGGGTCTGGAACAATCCGCTCCCCAGGTATCTCTAGGGAGTCGCGACCAAACGTTACGTGCAGTCTCGTTTCACCATTCCAACTCATAGCCATCGCGGTGAACTTGTCTGTAAACTCATCAACGAATGAGCCAGACCGACGATGCTTGAGTATGCTTCCTTCTTTCGTGCCGCTCACTATCGTCCCCTGTCTGAATTAATTTTCTACAGCATTCCGCCGCGCCAAACTACGCACCTACTCAGGCTTACTTCGGTTTATCAGTCCCGCCTTCACCTCATCCGCATAACCCGCCAGCTTGTCCTCAGCCTCCTGAAAGCTCAGCGCAATCTTCATCAGATCGTTGGCGCCTTGCTCATCACCTGCCGCCAGAAGGCGCTTGGCAAAGACAAACAGATCTACCCCGGACCATTTGAGCAGTGCCGCAGCCTCTTTCAGGTCGCGGCGCAGTTGCTGGTTGGGTTTGGTGATGGGCATGCGACTCTCTCCGAATTGGTAGGCGCCAGTCTTTAGCGCCTGCTCAGTATAAAGATGAGACGAAAGCCTCGATCGGCTCAGGCAGCAAATCCTGTGGGTGATCACCACCAAATGTTGCAATTCCGCTTTCACCTGACGCGATTCCGGAGCTAATTACAGCCCCTGAAGAAACATGAATTACGCTTATCTTGACCTCTACCTGGTCAGGGATCATCGACCATTCAGTTGCCCGATCTTCCCAGTGCAGGATGGCCGGAAGAACTAGGATGTCTTGCCCGCTGCGCTTCGCTTTTTCTAAGGCCAGATCATAGCTTGAGGGTTCTGAATCCACCGTTACTCCTGCCGATCGCCGCGCAAACGCCGCGTAGAGGATTTGCGCTGTATTGCGGCCGGAGCCTTTGTAAACGTGGTCGCCGTATTCACCATCTACCGGAGTAGCGATGTATATCTTGTCCGTTCGATTGAGCTGCTGAGTAGAGCCAGACTGATTTGGTAACCATTGATGGGAGTCGGCGCAGCCAGCAAGCGCTGCGACCAAGATCAAAACTGCGGGCATTCGCATCTCGATTTCCTATTCAGATGTCCTGCAAAATTGAAGCAAATCCCTTGATCAGTAAAACTTCTGCAGCGCCTGCACAACTACGCCTACGATCCGGCAGTTCTCGTCTACTGCCTCGATCGGGTAACTCGGGTTCAGCGGTTTCAGGAACAGTCGGCCGCCGTCGCTGACCAGCTTCTTGAATGTGGCTTCATTGCTGTCCGGGAGCTTGGCCACGACCAGCTTACCTGGTGCGACCTCAGCCTCAGTGTCCACCAGGATCAGCGTGCCTTCAGTGATGCTCTGGCCGGCGGGCGCCGTCATCGAGTCGCCTTTAACTGTCAGCCAGAACGCCGGGCCTTTGGAGTCGTACTCCGAAAACTCGTAGGTGTCCGAAATTCCGGCCGGGTAGGGCTCCACGGCCTCCGCCCAGGCGCCGGCGGCAACCCAGCTCACTACCGGGTAGCGGAATGATTTGGTGGGCTGGACGGCAGGGGAGATATTTGATTCGGTAGCCTCCCGCTCATTGCCCTCGCCAATGGCTAGCCACTCAGCCCGAAAGCCAGTCGCTTTCGCCAGGGCGTAAAGGTTCTCCGGCCTGAGGCTTTTGCTCTCGCCGGTGATCCACTGAGTGACGGCCGAATTTGCAACGCCGCAAAGCGATGCAATTTCCCCTTTCTTTTTACCGCTGACCTGTATGGCGCGGGCGATACGTTCGTGTCTTTCCATGGACTCAATATTAAGTTAACTGAATTTAAGCATGCAGTAGGTGCAAATCACCGTTGATGCCATAACTTAAGCATGCTTAAATTGCGGCAGGCTCGAACGAGGATGCGCAATGAATACGCATGAAGTCGCCGAATTCTTCGGCAGCAAGACGAAGCTGGCACTCACTTTGGGCATCCGCCCAAGCGCCGTGACCATGTGGGGGGAAACGATCCCCGAATCCCGGCAGTACCAGATCCAGGTCCTTTCCAAGGGCAAGTTCAAGGCGACAAAGAAAGACCAAGCCGCCTGACAGGCAAACCCTTCTGCCCATGTAGCCAGTATCGGCCCAGCCGGTCTGCGAAGTAAGAAACCTGAGGTCGCTGGTGTTTTATCCAGTGGGTTTTGAGAGAGGCGATGCGGGGAGTAGGGCGAGGTGGTTGGCGCTTCGGCGCCGAATTACAGGCAATAAAAAAGCCGACGGTCGAGGTCGGCTTCTTCGATAAAACTTAGCGAGGTCGATTATATGCAAACGCCGCCACATATCAATAGCACTACCAATCTCGCGCCACGTTTTTCGCAATCTGAAAACGTGGCGCGCAATTCAGCAGTAATTCCGTTCGACTTCGACGGCGTCGCAATTCGGGTCATCACCGACAAGCTCGGCGATCCGTGGTTTGTCGCGCGCGATGTCGCTGACGCCCTCGGCTACTCCAAGCCAGAGAATGCCGTGGCTCGTCACTGCAAGGCCGCGACCACTACCCCGAAACAGGGTGGTGGTTTCATGACCATTATTCCTGAGCGCGACCTGTACCGGTTGGTGATGAAGTCCAAGCTGCCGGCTGCCGAGAAGTTCGAAGAGTGGGTGGTGGGCCAGGTCCTACCGAGTATCCGCAAGACCGGCACCTTTTCCGCCCAGGGCCCGAACAACTCCAAGATCGTCGGCGAGCTTGCCATTCTGGAATGCTTCGACCGCCTGCTGAAGCCTGCCAACTCCAGCAAGATGATGATGCTGGCCAAGATCGCCGCCAACAACGGCCTGGATGCCAAGTTTCTCCCAGGCTACGCCGTTGACGCCGCCCCTGATGCCGCTGGCGGCTCTTCGATGCCTACCAAGGCAATCACCGCCCTGATCAAAGATCACGCCATCGCCAGCACGGCCCGCGCCTTCAACCTTACGCTCAAGGCCCACGGCTTCCTGACCCTACTCCAGCGCAAGAACTCCAAGCAGGAAACCGTCGAGTTCTGGTCCGTGACCGAGAAGGGCATGGCCTACGGCAAGAACCTCACCAGCCCTCAATGCCCCCGCGAGACGCAGCCTCACTGGTACGTGGATCGCTTCCTTGAATTGGCCGCTAAGGTCGGGAAGGCCTGACATGCAATACACCGTCACGATTAACCAGGTGAAGGCGCTGGAGTGGGGGCTGAATTCTCAGCAGGCCTTGCTGTTCGCGTTCGTCTACGGCTGCCCGAGCTGGGCCAAGCCAATCAAGACTGATGACGGGATCTTCTTCGCGCTGAGCAAGGCCAAGATCACTGAGGAGCTACCGCTGCTCACTGACAAGCCAGACACCGCTTACCGCATGCTGAAGGCCCTGGAAGAGGCCGGTTTGATTGAGCTTTCCAGCACTTCGAACATCACGCTTTTTCGCCTCACAGAGAAAGCGATCGAGTGGAACCAGAAGCTCGACGGGTCGGAAAAATATCCGACCCCACCAAAAAACAAAGGTCGGAAAAATATCCGATCTACCTCGGATAAATCTCCGAGCAAGGTCGGAAAAAAATCCGAGCAAGGGTCGGATAAATCTCCGACAAATCAGGATACCAATCATCAGGGTACCAATCAGGGCACCAGTCAGGACTTGCAGGACGCCACCGGCAAGCCGGCTCAGTCCCGCGGCTTGGTGCTGGTGGTTGATCGTACCGATACCCCACGGGTCGAGATCCCCGCCGACATGCCGGGCCCCAAAGACCAGACCTGCAAAACCTTCAAGGTCTGGGCGAACTACGCCATGGCTTACCGCAAACGCTACAGCGCCTGGCCTGTGTGGAATGCCAAGGTCGGTGGCCAGCTCGGACAGTTGGTCGACCGGCTCGGCGCCGATGTCGCCCACCACGTCGCTGCCCACTTCCTGAAAACCAGCGACGCCGCTGTGCTGCGCAAGTGCCACAGCCTCAACGAGCTACTGGCCAACGCCGAGAGCTATCACACCCAGTGGGTGACCGGGCAGCGCATCAACGGCACGACCGCCCGCCAGATGGAACGGACAGAGGCGAACCACTCCGCAGCGGAACAGGCCGCCCAGATGGTTCTGGCCAAACGCCAAGCAGGTGACCGCAATGAATACCTCTGAAATGAACGACCAGCAGGTCGCCGGGCTGGCCGCCGCCATCTGCGCCACCGCCGAGGCCATGGGCCAGGAAATGAACCCTGGCACTGCCGCAATGATGGCCGAAGATCTTTGCGCCTACCCGGTGCCGGTCGTCAAAGCCGCGTTGAAGGCCTGCCGCTTTGAGGTGAAGGGCAAGCTGGCTATGGCAGACATCCTGCAGCGCGTCCAGGCCTCCGACGGCCGCCCGGGCAAGGACGAGGCCTGGGCCATCGCCATGACCACCAACGACGAATTTGAAACCGTGGTGCTGACCGATGAAATCCAGCTGGCCCTGGCTGCTGCGAAACCCATCTTGGATGGTGGCGACAAAATCGGTGCACGCATGGCGTTCATCGACGCCTACCAAAGGTTCGTGGGCCAGGCCCGCGAGGATGCTAAACCGGTCAACTGGCACGTGTCCGTGGGCTTTGACGCCAACCGCCGGATCCAGGCTGTGACCAAAGCGATGGAGCTGAAACGCATCCCGCGAGAACACGCACAGAAGTACTTGGCTGACCTGAGCATTGTTCCAGTCACCGAGGATGGCCGCGCCATTGCGGGATTGCTCACAGGCACCGTCACCCAGCCAAAGCCGCTGCTGCGCGCAAAGCTCGAGATCGTGAAGAACTCAATGCTGGAAATGCGGAAGGCCAGCGAAGAGCAGAAGCTCGAAATGCGGATTGAGGCGGCCAATGAGTTGGCGGATCGCCGAGCGCTACTGATCAGGCAGGCCCAAGAATTGGAAGATAAGAGGGCAGCGCAATGACCGACAAGATCAGCGTCAACTGCCAGGCCAAGCTCTCCGAAGTCATCACCAAAATCAGCGCCATGTACAAAGACAAGAAGTTTGTCGTGGTAACCCTGCGCCCGGGCAAGGACCGCACACTCGACCAGAACCGCATGTGGTTCGCTATGTACAAGCGCATCGCCGAGATGACCCAGATCGGTGAGCCAGAAGACGCGCGCCGGTACTGCAAATTGCACTTCGGTGTGCAGATCCTGCTCAACGAGGACTCTGGGTTTCAGGCGGACTGGTACCAGGTCATGCGGCCCCTAACGTACGAGCGAAAGCTTTCACTGATGGGTGGCTGCAATCTTTTCGGCCCGGATGGGATGCCAGTGACAAGCCTCTTCAATCGGTCTCAGGGCATTCAGTACACCGATCGCATCGTCAACTACTTCGCCGGGCAGGGCGTGTACTTCTCTGACCTGCTTAGCCAGGAGGCTGCATGAGCCAGTTCAAGTTCAGCGTAGGCGAGGTGGTAATTCTCCAGTGCCTCGATTACCCGCACCTCAACGGCGAGTACACCGTTACCCATTGCATACATGCACATGAGGTCTACCTCGATCCAGAGTTTGGCCAAGCGCTGCGGCCTGAGATCCTTGGCTACTTCCTTGACGGCGCCAGACTGATTCTTCGGGACGGGGATGGAAACGCTGCAACTGCACTTTGGTATGAGGGGGCGCTGCGCAAGAAGCACCAGCCCGGCGAGCTGTCGTTCAAGGAGCTGCTGCAAGGCATCGGAACGCCAGAGCGGCAGAAGTCGCGGGAGGTGGATCATGTGCATTTGGTTTGAAGTGATCCCGCTCCACGACAACCCTGCCGAGGTCCACAACGCTGCTGGACTTGCTGATGCAGTCGGGTGCTCAGTTCGTGACCTCCCAACGCTCAGCGATACCCCCATGGAGCCAGGCGAATGTCTGTGCGATCTGGACATCGAGGAATTTGAGTCGAAGTTCGGCTACCGGCATGAAGTCGGTGAAACCTCTTTCGATAATCGTCTGGTCGAGGTTTCGGCATGAAGCGCACCCCACTGCAACGCAAGACTCCACTCACCTCCGGCGGACCGCGCCGCAAACGCTGCCCCGAGTGCCGGGCGATGTTCACGAAAACCCGCGAATCGCAGATGGTGTGCGGCGAGATCGAGTGCGCCATCGCTCACGGCAAATCCGAGAAAGGCCGGGCGATCGCCGGGAAAGCCCTGGCAGAAGTAGGGCGCCGCGAGATCAAGGTCAGGAAGGAGAAGCTGAAGAGTAGGGCGGATCACCTCAAGGACACGCAGCAAGCATTCAACGCCTGGATCAGGGCACGGGATGCCGGACAGCCCTGCATCAGTTGCGGCACCACTGCGGATGTTCAGTACTGCGCAGGCCATTACAGAACAACCGCCGCAAGCCCAGAGCTCCGCTTCGAACCGCTCAACGCAAACCTTCAGTGCAATCGAAACTGCAACATGGGCAAGTCCGGGAACCTGCTTGGGTATCGGCCTGGCCTGATCAAGAAGATTGGCATCGAGGCCGTGGAGTGGCTGGAAGGGCCGCACGAACCAAAGAAGTACACCGTCGATCAGCTGAAGGCGATGACCGCCGAATACCGGGCAAAGACCAGAGAACTCAAGAGGGCTGCAGCATGATCTATCCAAGCGTTCTGAGCGCAGTTGTTTCGGCCCTCGCCGCCGAAGCTATCGACAACACCAGCAAGCAGGCATGGCAAAAGCTGTACAACTCGGAAGACGAGGAAGAGGGGGGCGATCTAGCGACGCTCGTTCGCTCCCGAGGGGCTGATACCATTGACCGCACGCAAGTGGATTGCTGGGTCTCCGCTCGGCTTCACAGCGCACTCGAGCCTAAACACTGGGATGCTCTCGTGGCCAAGTACAGCACTCACCGGGCGCGCAAGGTTCAATCGCTCGGTAACCTTCAGGTGCACGTCGGTACCCCGGCGCCGAAGCTGTTCTTGTACAAGGCACTCACCGCGTGGGCAATTCCCCAGCTGAAGGGCGTTCGGCCCAAGATTGCCACCTCTGTCTCGGTGGAAATCCCTCTGGATGCTCCGGACTGGCGACGCGACTCAATGGTGAGGGCGGCAGTGACTGCCGGCCACGCCAAGGCCAAAAAAGATGAGTCCAGATCCTCGGGAATGATCGTGCTCAAGGACAGCTTCTACGATATGAACACATGGGATAACGAAGGCACTCCGGAGTCGACACGTCGCCGCTGGAGGCTAACGATTCAACAGGCGGCCGATAGCCTGGTTAACGACGCACTGGCGCATGCAGAAGAGATTTTAGAGGCGGAAGGTTTGCTGATTGGGCAGGCAGCATGATTGCCTGTTGACATCAGTGAGCGGATGAGCGAAATTATCCCCATCCTGTCATTCCTGCGTGTGTAGGACTGACTAATAAGAACCCGGCCACTGAGTCGGGTTTTTTATTGCCTAAGTTTCACTGCAGCCAGGGCAGCCTCACGGGAGGCCTGGACGCTGATAAGCCGGTAGTGCAGCGCTACGGAAAAACACCGGCAACCCGCGCATCCTGACCTCACATGCTTTCGGGGTGGCGCGAGACAGGAAGGGCGAGATCGATGCATTGGGGCGTCGACGCTGGGATGGTCTTTGGCGGACAGGAGGGCAAAGACCCTCAAGTTATGCAGATGAATGCGCAGGCTGATGCGCTGAAACGTGATGCGGCTGAGAGAGCGAGCACAAACCGTCAGTACGCCATAGTCGGCGAACCGCACAATGATGATGTCGGAGATCAGCACCGACCATCTGCACCTATTCAGGGCCTCGACATGATCGAGGCCTTTTCGTTTTCGGCTCCACCACGCCCATCGCCCTGAGCTGGGAGTGCAGTTGGGGCTGATTCAATTCGCAGTGGAGAGAGCAATGGCAGAACCAGCGAGCACTGCCGCCAGCGTGGTGCTGGTGAAATACGGCGTGGTCATGGCTGCATTCATCGGCTCGATCCTGTCCCTAGGTTTTCTGAAAGACCTTACTCGGGGGCAGGCGGCGACCGCTGTAGCCACGGGCTTCGGTTTTTCGGTTTACCTAACGCAACCAGTGACGTTGTGGCTTGCCCCAAAGCTCGACCTTGCGGTGACTGATGATCTTTTGTGTGGCGTGGCATTCGTGCTTGGCCTTACAGCGATGAACATCATCCCGGCTATCAAGGCGTTCATAGGGGCATTCCCTGCGACGCGAGGTGCCTGAAATGAACACAATTCTTGTATCGGCGATGAGTGCGGTTGATGCATTCCTTTGCGTCCTCGTCGCTCTGGCGGCGTGTGACTACCTGCGCAAAGTTCGCCCGGTCGATCAGCCACTTCTCTGCACGGCCTTCTACCTGGTTGCCATTGGCGCTTTTGGGGCGTTCGTGACGGCAATCCAAGGTCACTGGGTCAACCCGTTCGGCGTGATGCTTCATGCTGGTGTGGTGATCTATGCCTGGGCTAGGCGAGGGCACGTTTTCAGCGCAGCCACTTAACCCGCGCCACGTTTTCGAGTGCGCCCAATCGTGGCGTGAGACAGATCACATGAAAGTAATCGTAACCAAGCTCTTGGGATCGGCTGAGGTCGAGTTCCTGCGTGACGGTGTTGTCGTTCACCGTGAGCGATTCTTTGGCAAGGTCACCTCCGAGTACCGACGCACCATTGCGTTCAGTGAGGCGTTCGATGCTCACCGGTGCCGTTTTGTGACGGCAGTGCCTGCTGATCAGGCATTCCAGTATGAGGTTTCGCCATGAGCATCAAGAAACAGCTAATTCACTTCAATGACATCCAACTAACCTTGTCAGTGGATGAGCTCAAGGCAGCGCTGATCGCCAAGTACGGCGACGCAGCCGCCGACGTGCTGGGTGACGGTGTGATCCTTCAGAATGCCACCTATACCACCTACTACCCGGATGACGGCGTGAAGTTCGCCTTTGCTCAACCGCTGGAAGGGCACAGCACATGAGCAGCGTAACCCGTCTGCGCCACGCGCTGCCGATGAGCCAGGACATCAACAAGGCCCTGACCGATCTGGACAGCGCCATCGCCAAAGCAATCGACGCTGCCAGGTCTGTCGGGTTGCCTCAGGGGCTGATCGTCGCAGAGTTGCACGGACACGCTCATGCACAAACTCATCAGATGGTGGCGCGATGACCGTCAAGGTTCTGGAGTTCAAGCGGGAAGACTGGCGCGATGCTGCCAAGACCCTGCGCAAGATTGCCGATGACCTCGACGCGGGTGAGCATCCCGAATGCACGGTGGGCGCCTTGACGCTGATCGGCGCGAAGGGAGAGGTGACCGTCTTCGGCCTTGGCCCCAAGTGCGACGACCTGCAATGCCTTGGTGCGATGCGCTTGGGTGAGCAGAAGCTGATTGATGTGCTGCTGGATAACGCGGAAGGGTAGGTGTACCGCAGGTTAGTGCGGCACGGGCGGATCACTTAACCTTTAAGGCTTCCTGAATCTGATCGGCATATTTTCCAAGATTACTTACTTCCCATTGGAGTTGAGCATTCCCGGTCGAATTAAGAACCTTTGCTTGGATCAGGGTAAGGGCTGCCGCAACAGCGAGCTCTCTTTGTGTTTGGGGGCTTCCTTCGCCGAACGAAGTGTCGCCTCGCAGATTTTTGAAAGTTTCAGACATTTTTGCCTTCCTTGCGTTGAATGGAATTTTACCAATACCGGCAACGCGCCACTATTTCAATCCCACCTTTAGGCTTGCCTGAGACAATTTATGACAACCAAGCAACCCGACTGGGAGGCGATCGAAATAGCCTGCCGGATTGGGCGACCGTTTAAATGGGCGGAGGCGGGTCTGACGCATTGAGCGCTTCAGCGCGCTTTTGTCGGCGATTCACAAAGTAGCGAACGTTCACGCTCAAGGAAGTAGCGGTATACAGATAAGCATTTAAAAGCGACGCGCTGAATACATAAATCTCCAACCTGCCTGGATGGGTATTTCTTAGTAAAAACGTAATGACAAAAACTATAGAGATACCAGCTCCAAAGCCCAAAACTCCTGAGTAGCAATGCGTTTTCCATGCTCCCCAAACGACCTCCCTAGGTCTGATTTGGTCGAACAGTCCAAGAGTGATGTACAGAAGGAAAAGGAGTGCGGGGAGGGCTACAAATAACAGCTTCGAGTGAGAGATATCCAATTCGAGCAGACTCCTATGCAGGTGCAGTCCCATAAGGTGGCTTCCGAAAATGATAGCTGGAAATATTCAGGTGGTTGCCGGAACAGCATTTATCGACGTTTTCTTGGATGCCAATGAGGAGGCGTGATGGAAAGGCCATACCCTCCAGCGGCATTGCTTGAGCTCTCTGATCTATCCAGTATCGGCATCCGCCTGATCCCAGCTCCGGAAGTGTGGGAGTGGCTCCAAGCCGAGATCCTTGCCGACACCGGCAGCATTCACAACGAAGACCATGCCCATCTACTGGATGCAGACATCCGGGTCATGTGGGCGTCGTCGAGCTTCGAGAAGCAGGGCCGCACAGTCCTGGGCCAGGCCGAACAGGTGGCGTTCCGCGCCGGTGGCTGGCAGAAAGCCCGGATGGAGCAACAGATGCGTGATTGGTTCGGCGATGTGCCGGCCTTCATCATCACCCTGGCTGCTGACTACTGCGCCCAGTGCAGCGACCTTGAGTTCTGCGCACTGGTTGAGCACGAGCTTTATCACATCGCACACGCCAACGATAAGTACGGCCAGCCAGCCTTCAACAAGGAGGGCGCGCCCAAGCTTGAGATGCGCGGACACGACGTGGAAGAGTTCGTCGGCGTGGTCCGGCGCTATGGTGCAAGCCCTGACGTTCAAGCGTTGGTGGATGCTGCAAACAGTCCTGCTGAGGTGGGGAAATTGAACATTGCGAGGGCCTGCGGAACCTGTCTGCTGAGATCGGCCTGATTCTTGACAGGCTCTAGACGGATGAGAATTTATGGCAGCCCTGAAAAATGAGGTGAAGAGCTTCATCGTTCAGGCGCTGGCGTGCTTTGACACCCCATCCCAGGTGGTGGAAGCCGTCAAGAACGAATACGGGGTTGTGGTGAGCCGCCAGCAGGTGGAGACGCACGACCCAACCAAGTCCGCGGGTAAGGGGCTGGCGGTGAAGTGGGTGACCCTTTTCCACGACACCAGGAAGCGGTTCCGAGAAGAGACCGCAGAGATCCCGATTGCCAACCGCGCCTTCCGGCTTCGTGGCCTGGGGCGAATGGCTGAGAAGGCCGAGAACATGCGCAACCTGGCGCTGACCGCTCAGTTGTACGAGCAGGCCGCCAAAGAGGTGGGCGATGTTTACGTGAATCGTCGCCTCGAACCTGAAAAACCACTTGGCTCCCACGCTGACCAGCAGCACGCCGTTGCTGAGTACACCCTGGAGCCTGATGAGAATGTCCCCGCTACCCCGTACCTTTGACCCGCCGGTGAAGCTGACGCCCAAGCAGGCGAACATTTACTGCTGGGGGTTCCAGCCAGAGGCCCGCTTCCGTGATGCGGTGTGTGGGCGGCGGTTCGGCAAGACGTTTCTGGGCAAGGCCGAGATGCGCCGCGCGGCTCGACTAGCGGCTGAGTGGGGTGTGAGTGTTGAAGACGAGATCTGGTACGGCGCACCGACCTTCAAGCAGGCCAAACGCGTGTTCTGGCGGCGCCTGAAGCAGGCAATTCCCGAGGCATGGCGTGCACACCGCCCAAACGAGACGGAATGTTCGATCACGCTCAAGTCTGGCCACGTCATGCGCGTGGTGGGGCTCGACAACTACGACAACCTGCGGGGCTCCGGCCTGTTCTTCGTCCTGGTGGATGAATGGGCAGACTGCCCGTGGGCGGCGTGGGAAGAAGTGCTGCGGCCGATGCTATCGACTTGTCAGTACCAGATTCCAGGCGTTGGTATGCGCAAGGGCGGCCATGCGCTGCGCATTGGCACTCCGAAGGGCTTCAACCACTGCTACGACACTTATTTGGACGGTAAAACAGGCGGCGAGCCGGATCACAAGAGCTGGCAGTACACCTCGTTACAAGGCGGCAACGTTCCTCCTGAAGAGCTTGAAGCTGCCCGCCGCAAGATGGACCCGCGCACCTTCCGGCAAGAGTACGAAGCTGGCTTTGAGAACTACGCGGGTGTCGTCTACTACACGTTCAATCGCGACGAGTGCCGAACCAGCGAGCGAATCAAACCGGGCGAGGCGTTGCACATCGGTATGGACTTCAACGTCATGAAAATGGCCGCCGTCGTCTATGTCGTGCGTAACGATCTGCCAATGGCCCTGGATGAGTTTCACGGTGTTCGGGACACGCCGGAGATGATCGAGAAGATCCAGGCACGGTTCCCTGGGCACTCGGTGGCGGTCTATCCCGACGCTAGCGGGCAGAACACCAGCAGTAAAAACGCGAGCGAGTCCGATTTGTCGCTGCTTAAAAAAGCAAAATTCACGGTGATCGTCGACTCCACAAACCCAGGCGTGAAAGATCGCGTGAACTCGGTAAACGCCATGTTCCTAAACGCCTACGGCGAGCGACGACTGAAGGTCAACATCGATCAGTGCCCTCAGCTCACCCTGTGTCTTGAGCGACAGACCTACACCGACAAGGGTGAGCCGGACAAAGATCCGAAAAAGGGTCACGACCACATGAACGACGCCGCCGGCTACTTCATCGCCAAGCGATATCCGATCAAAACAATCGTTACTTCAATGAAAATGGGAGTCGCCCGATGACGGACGTCACTTTCACCCGCTCCGAGTACACGGCGGCGCAGTACCGCTGGCGCTTGGTGCGCGACGTCTGCAAGGGCTCGGAAACGGTCAAGGCTGCTGGCGATTACTACCTGCCAAGGCCGAATGCCTCGGACAAATCACAGGACAACAAGGATCGGTACGACGCTTACAAGAAGCGTGCTGTGTTCTACAACGCCACCGGCCGGACGAAACACAGCCTCGTGGGCGCGGTGTTCCGCACTTGGCCAACGTTGACCGTGCCGGGTGCTCTCGACTACGTGACAAAGGATATCGACGGGCAAGGCGTCAGCGTTTACCAGCAATCGCAATCGGTTATCGGGCATTTGCTCGAAGTCGGCCGTCACGGCCTGCTGGTGGATTACGCCGCCGTTGAGGCGGGCACCGTGAGCAAGGCAGACGAGCAGGCCGGTCGCGCCCGTGCAAACGTCGCAAGTTATCCTGCCGAATCGATCATCAACTGGAAGACGCGCCAAGTTGGCGGTCAGCACCTGCTGAGCTTGGTTGTGCTGCGCGAAAAGATCGATGTCGATACTGACGACGGGTTCGGCAGTGAGCAGGTTACCCAATACCGCGTGCTGCGCCTGGACGCCATCGGCGTGTACACCCAGGAAGTATGGGAAGAGGGCTCCAGCAAGACGGAGATGACGGTAGCGCCATTCGCCCCGCTGAACGGAGCCGGTCAGCCGTGGAGAATCATCCCGTTCCAGTTCTTGGGTAGCGAGAACAACGACACCAGCATCGACGACTCCCCGCTATACGACATGGCCGAAGTGAATATCGGGCATTACCGCAACAGCGCGGACTATGAAGAGGCAGCTTACTTGGTGGGCCAGCCTCAACCGTGGATGTCCGGGCTTGATGAGCAATGGCGCGACCACCTCGAAAAGGCCGGGATCTTCCTGGGCTCGAGGGCGCCTTGGCTGCTACCTGTGAATGGCGCATGCGGCGTATGGCAGGCGCAGCCCAACACTGTCGCCAAAGAGGCCATGGATGCCAAGAAAGAGGACATGGTGTCGCTCGGCGCGCGGCTGATCGAGCGTGGTAGTGCGGTGAAGACCGCAACCCAGGCCGACAACGACAGCGCCGCCGAACATAGCGTCCTCTCCCTGGTGGTGAGCAACGTCAGCGAGGCGTACAGCCAGTGCCTTGAGTGGATGGCGGAGTTCGTCAACGCTCCCGGCGAGGTGGTCTACAAGCTCAATCAAGACTTCAGCCAGATCACTCTGGACGCGACGATCCTGGCGGCGCTGTTCAACGCAGTGCAGGGCGGCAAGTTACCGGAAGGCGACTTCTGGCAGTACCTGCGTGATCGCGGCGTGATCAACCCAGAGAAGACGGACGACGAAATCCGGGATGAGCTGGAAGCGCAAAGCGCCGGGCCAGCCCTGGACGACACAGAGGTAATTCCGAATGGCGGCAAACCAAGCAATCCTTGACGCCACCATCCGGCATGCCGTCTTTCTGGAGCAGCTGAAGTCGGGGGAGGTGAAGAAGTTCGCCCCCTTCCTCAAGGAGATTGACCGCTCGATTCGTGAGCGGCTGACTCGGACGGACCTGACGGACTACACCGTCGCCCGTCTGGAGCGGCTGCTGAGCGAGGTCGACAGCCTGTTGCTGGGCATCTTCGACCGCTATAGCGAGAAGCTGAACCTCGACCTGGTGGATATCGCCAACTATGAGGCTGAGTTTGAAGCGACCAGCCTGACCCGGGCGGCGCCGGTGGGTGTGACCTTCGATGCCGCAGTGCCCGGTGCGGCGGCAATCAGGGCGGCAATCCTCACTAATCCGCTCAGCGTACGCGGTGCTGATGGCGGGAAGCTGCTCAAGTCGTTCATTGATGGCTTCACCGCCACTGAGCGGCAACGCCTCACAGGCGCGATCAGGCAGGGCTTCTTCGAAGGCCAAACCAACTTCCAGATCATCAAGAACATTCGCGGCACCAAGGCGCTGAAGTACAACGACGGCATCCTGGCCACGACCAACCGCAACGCCGGTTCGATCGTACGGACTGCGGTGCAGCACGTCGCTACCCAGGCGCGCATGGAGACGCTGAAGGCGAACTCCGATGTCGTGCCGTCGGTGGAGTGGGTCAGCACCCTTGACTCCAAGACAACCAGCCAGTGCCGCACGCTCGATAAGCGTCGGTTCAAGCTGACTGAGGGCCCCCGGCCGCCGATCCACATCAATTGCCGCTCGACGGTGGTGGCGGTGACGCGCTTCAGCGCTCTGTTTGCCAAGGACGCCACTCGGGCATCCATCGGTGATGGGGGCGCCCAGCAGGTGAGGGCAGACCTCAGCTATTACGACTGGCTCAAGCAGCAGCCAGCCGCGTTCCAAGACAAGGCCATCGGCCCGGTCCGCGCCAAGCTATTTCGCGAAGGCGGCCTGAGTGTTGAACGATTCTCCGAACTGCAGCTTGATCGTAATTTTGCACCGTTGACCCTCGTGCAGATGAAGGCTTTAGAGCCTCTGGCGTTTCGACGAGCTGGATTGTAAAGTTTGGCTTCTTCCAAAGGAGCTGGGCAATGAAACTACTTTTCAAGGCGAACGATGTTAATACCGGCGTTACGCATTATCTCAACGCGGTGTACAACAGTCTGAACGATAAAAATAATGGTCTACCGCCGGCGCATGTCGAAGATACAAAGGGGGAGCTTGTTGTTCAGGGTAAACGCGCCGACGGTAGCCTGAAGCGCAATAGCTACATATTGTCGAATGGGGATGAGCTAGATTCGAACGATAAATACGCGCCTTGGTAAAAATCAATCACCAATAAAACCCGCCTTGAGCGGGTTTTTTTATACCCGCAGGCAGGGCCTGCACCTACGTCTCTGGGAGACAAGAAAATGGGTTTGAAATATCAGCTGGACACTCTTGACGGTCTCGATGACTCCGTTAAATCGCTCTACACCGAGAAGGACGGCAAGTTCGTAATCGGCATTGAAGGTCTGCCGCAGCAAGAAGATGTATCTGGCCTGAAGTCGAAGGTGGAAGAGCTGCTCGGCGAGAAGAAAGCCGCCGAGAAGAAGGCGCGCGAAGCCGAAGAAACTGCGCGCCTTGAGCGCGAAGAGCTTGCCCGCAAATCGGGCAACGTCGAAGAGCTCGAAAAATCCTGGTCCGAAAAATTCAACCGCCGCGAAGCTGAGCTGAACGGCATGCTGGAACAGGAGCGTGGGACGCTGAGCACTCAGATCCGGGATCTGACCGTCGGC